TCGCACGGACACCTGCCCGTTGAGCAGCACGCGCCGGTTCGCGCAGTCGATGTCGAGCCACTGACCCGCGGCGAGGGTGGCCCCGTAGCGGATGGTGTCGCCGGTCTCGACGAGCGTCACCCGCGGGTTCGGGACCGGGCCGTCGATGCGCAGACGCGGCCAGTACGACGTCGTGCCGCCGTTGAGCAGGGTCAGCGCTCCCGGCGTGACCCCCGGGGCCACGCCGTAGTTCAGCGGATAGGCCAGTGGGTAGACCAGCCCCGTGCCGCCAGCGGTGCCCGACAGCGACGTGGAGGCGAACGTCAGGGGGCCGTACATCACAGGGTCGCAGGCGGTGACCACCAGTGAGTACGTGAACATGGCATCACGCACCGGGGAGACGATCAGCGCATCCAGTTCGACCTGCCGCGTTCCGATGCCGGCAGGGTCGGTGACAGTGAAGTCGGACACTCCCTGACCGCCCAGCGCGAGGATGGTTCGGCGCTCGGCCGCGGCGGCCACGTCAGTGGAGTAGACGGCCTGACCGCGCACCGTGATCGGCAGCGCAGAATCCTGTCCGGTTGAGGGCCATGCGCCCGACTGCTGGGCCCGGTCCTGCCGCTCGCGCCGCAACGCCCGTGACAGCCACCCATCCAAGCTCTGCACCGTGAGGGCGCCGCCGCCGGGCGACGTGCCCGTCAGCGGGAACCCGCCGAAGGCGATGGAGGAAGTCATCGCAAACCAGCCCCCAACGCGCGGTCGATACTGCCAGCCGAAACGACCGTCTGAAGGCGCACGCGGGACACGGCGGCCGCGATCGCGGCGATGGTCGCCGCTCCAAGCTCGGTGGTCTCGCCGCCGAGCGGGTTGCCCATCAGCCGGTTGGTCTCGGCAAGGATCTGCGTGGAACGGCCCCGCTTCGACGAGGCGAGCGGGATGTATGCCTCCCCGCCCGTCTCGGGCTCGGCCCACAGTCGCATCGCACCGGCCGGCGCGATCTGCGCGACGTGGTCCTCGAAGCCGCCAGCGGCGAACGCCTTGAAGATGTTGCCGTTGGCCGAGTTCTTCGTGCTGCCACCGGCGGTAACGGTGCCGCCGCCGGTGCTGGCGCCGTTGTTCACGTATCGGCCAATGGTGGTGACGACGACGGTCTTGTTGCCCAGCTGCGACAGCGCGTACTTGACCGCGGCCAGCTTCGTCAAGGCCGTGGCGTTGTCCACGTCCAGCTTGGTGGGTGGAACCTTCTTTGGGATCGCCATGAGCTTGTCGATGTATGCCGTCACGGCAGCGCGGTCCACGCCGTGCGCGACCGCGTTGTTGATGATCTGCTGGCGCATGGAGACCATCTGGGCGCGCGCCTTGCCCGTGGAGTTGGCCAGTCCGCCGTTGGCCTCCACGACCCGCTGCAAGTTCGACACCTGCCCGTTCAGTTGCCCACGCAGAGCCACTGAGGCGGCCGACATGTTGCTGATCGACGTCGTGGTGAAGGTGATCTTCTTGCCGGTCTTGTCGACGTGGGTGCCCATGTTGGCCAGGGAGGAGTCGAACGCGTTCTGCGCCTCGGCGGCGGATAGCGTCTTGCCGTTCAAGGTGTCCAGCGTCGTCTTCAGGATGCCCGCGGCGTCGTTCTCCAGCTGCATCTGCACCAGTGCCGCGGCGGCAGAGTCAGCCTGCTTCTGCTGGGCGTCGGTGGCTACCTGCAACGCGGCTGACGTGGTCCCCAACCGCCGCGACAGTGATGCGGTCGCAGCGTCGGCGGCGGCAGTGGCGCCGGTCGACTGCTGCGACGCGGCGGCCCAGTCCTTCTGGGCCTGCTGCGCCCTGGAGAACTGGCTGGTGTTAGTGCCGACGGTCTCGTTCAGCGTCTTGATCGCCGAGTAGGTCTCCGCAGAGGTGCGCCCGGTGCGCTTGCCGCCGGCCTCGAAGTCGTTCTGTGCCTTGGCCGCATTCTGCATGGCGGTCCCCAGCGACCGCGCCGCGTCAGTGTTGCCGAGGGCGGCGTCAGTCACGACGGACAGGCCGATGCCGAGGCGCTTGGCGGCGTCGTAGGCCCCGCTGTCCTGCAGCTGCTTGAACGCGGTGGCGCGCACGTTCTCGTCGATGGCACCGTTCGACTGACGGAGCGCATCGGTGTACGAGTCGACCGCAGCCTGGTCCTGGCGGACGGCCTCGGCGTGCCGGGTGTAGAGGAAGGTGGCGACGGCCACGATGGCGCCGATGCCTGCGGCGGCGATGTTCAGGGCAGCCATGCCCGACGCTGCCACGCCGGCGGAGATGCCCATTTTCACCAGCGCCGAGGAGACGCCCGAGATGAGGCCCGTGATGAGCCCGTAGGACTTGAAGCCGAGGAACGCCGCGGAGGCGGCAGTCGCCAGCGCCGACAGCACACTCACGGGGAGGGCGGAGATGATCTGGGAGAACGTCTGCAGGAGCGACAGGGTGCCGCCGCCCAGTGGCGCCAGCGCAGCCACGAGGTGCAGCGCTGCGCCGACGATGTCCTCGACGGCCTGCATCACCTGCGGGAAGACCGAGCGGACGTAGTCGCCGAACGCAACGACGCCAGGACCAGACATGAGCGCGGCGAACCGCTGCGACAGCCCATAGGTGTACGTGCCTACGTCTCGCATCAACGGCTCGAGCGCGATGAACGCGGTCAGCAGCCCAGATGTCAGGTTGCCGGCGACGCGGCCGGTGACGCCGGAGAAGTCGCCGATCATGCGAGTGAGGTCCGGCATCATCCGCGACAGGTTCGCCACCGTGTCCTGGAACGGGCGCAGGACACCCTTCGCGGCGACCGTACTGAGGGCGTTGAGGTCACCCTTGGCCTCGTCCAGAGCGGACGCGAAGGCCAGGCCGGTAGCGGTCCCAGTCTGCATCTCGTGTCGGATGCCGACGATGGCGAGCACGCCCGCTGTGCCCATGGCGCCGAATCCGGCAGCGAGACCGACGGTCGCGGCCGCGAGTGGCACGGTGGCAGGGCCGAGAGTGAGAATGGCCGTGGCCAGGGCGCCCATCCCGCGGCCGCCACGCTCACCCGACTGGCCCACCTTGTCGGCGGCAGCAGACGTCGCGGCGAGCTCGGTGCGGGCGCGACCCGTGTCGGCCTTGACCTTCACGTCGACGTTCTTGCCGTTGAGGTGGTCGGCCTCGGCGATGGCGCGTTCCATCTCGCGGTGGAACTGGTCAGCGTCCAGACGGAGGTGTCCGACGATGCCGCCGACCGTGGTCTCACCCGCCATCGTCGCCCTCCTCGTCTGTGTCGTTGGTGAAGTGCCGCCACAGGCGGGAGTCGGACTGCAGGAGGCCCGTGAGGATGCAGCGGAACTCAGCCCACGTCAGCGAGTCCCGCTCGAGGTGCAGGCGGATGCCGAGGTCCGCGAAGTCGGCCACGACCAGCGGCCACGGCTCGATCAGGTCTAGGAACCTGACTTCGCGGCCTCTGCCTGCGTGTGCTTCGTGGTCTTCCGGGAGGTCGTACCAGTCGAAGAGGCCGGAGACGGGGTCTTGCTCGCCGCGCCCGTACTGCTCGATGGCGTCGAGCCCGACACGGCCTGGTGCGCCGCCTGGATCGACGCTGCCAATGCTTTTGGGTCGATGCCCGACTCCCAGACGAGTTCAGCCTGCTCACGCCCGAACTGGAAGTCGGTCATGGCGGCGAACCCGGCCCGGGCGATGGCCTCGAGCGGCACCCTGTCGGCCACCATGTCGTCGAAAGCTGACCCGAGGATCAGCTTCCATCCGTCTTCGGCAGGGGCGTTGGTGAGTGACTCGTCCTCGCCGGCAATGATGCGCTGCAGCAGGATCCCGTCGGTGAAGCCGAGCGGTGGCACTACGTAGTGCTTTCCACCGATCGGGAACGTGAGGGGTTCCTGCGCGAACTCCTCGTAAGCCTTGAGCGGCATGGCTGTGCCTTCCTTCGTGGCTGTGAGGCTGTGAGTGGGGGGCGCGACCACAGCCAAGCCGCGCCCCCCACATCAGGGGCGGCTAGCCGCGGGTGTACGGGAACGAGGCCGACGCGCCGGTGGCGTTGGTGACCACGACGACCGCCGAGCCGGCCGAGCCGGCGGGCATGACGGCGACGATCGTGGAGTCCCCGAGGACCACCCAGGACGTCGCGTTGACGCCGCCGAACTTGACGCCCGACGTGGGCACGGTGCCGGTGAAGTTCTGACCGGTGATCGTGACCTGCCCGCCGGCGGCGACACCGGACGGCGACGCCGACGCGATGAGCGGGGCCGCCGCGGGGGCGTAGGGGTTGGCGATGGAGGACAGGATCCCGTCACCGGTGAAGGTGACCGTCAGCTCGTTGAGGTCCGCGACACCCGTCTTGGACTTGTTCAGCTCGACGATCGCACGGCCCTGCCACGCAGGCTCCGACGTCTGCACGGTGGAGTACCACCGCACGTAGAGGCGGGCGGAGTCGCCGAACTGGCCACGGGTGCCGCGGATCAGCGCGGCGGCCGGGTCCTCGGTGCCGGACGTGGCCTGACGGTTGAACTTCGCCGTCACCGACCACGCCTGCATCGTGATCTCCGAGGCCGACCAGCCGTTGGAGTCGTAGTTGGACGAGTCGACCTTGTTGGGGGTGATCTGGTCGTTGAGGTCGTTGAGGCCACCGAGCTTGAGCCAGTTGGTGGAACCGTCTGCGGAGACCTCGAGTCGGTAGCCGCGAGCGAGCAGGTTGACTGCAGGCATGAGTAGCCCTCCTATGGGCACGTCGATCTGCCCCGGTCGCGGCTGCGACGGGGTTGGTGGGTGGCTGCTGGGTTAGGGGGTGCGCCCCGCGCTGTACGGGGTGTTCACGTCGAGCTGGTAGTTGTCGGCGCGGGTGTAGCGGCGGTTTCCGTCGACCCCGGTCGGGACTGCGGAGACGCGCCCGATCTGGATGACGTGAGCGGTGCCGAGGTCGAGGGACGTGACCCCTTGCAGCGCAGCGAACGCGGCGGTGGCGATGGCACCGACGTCGAGGTTGTCGTTGGCATTGCCCCGGCACATGAGTTGCAGCCGCACCGAGGAGAGGTTCTGCACCGGGTGGTCTGTGGAGGAGTACAGCGACAGGCCGATGGCGCGGTCGGGCGCGGATGGTAGCTCGCCGAAGACGATGGCCGTCTCGTCGGTCGCGTATGCGGTGTCGTCCGACCTGTAGGAGCCGACGCCCTGGTCTTCGAGGTACTGGGCGATGCCTTGCACGAGGTCCGACTCCCAGTCGCTCACAGTCGCTCCCAGAAGTGTTTGCCGGCCTCGTTGATGGCTTCCTTGCCCTTGAGCAGCATGGCGGTCTCGAGGAACTTGGTCTCGCCGCCGTGCGGGTGCTTGAAGTGCAGGTGCTCGTGGATCCAGCGGGCGTAGGGGCCGTCGTAGGTGATGGTGGCGGTGTTCTTGCCGCCGCGGTAGCTCTGCACCATCGCCGTCTCGGCAAGATGGCCCGACTCTTTCGGGACGCGCTTCTGCGACTCCTCGTAGATGACCTCCAGGCCAGCCGCGGCGTCCTGGGACAGGTCGAACGCCCGCGACGCCACCCGCTCGAGCCCTGCGCTGAGGGTGTCCTCCCACGTCATGCCCATCAGCGGAGGTCCACTTCGAGGTGCGAGGGCCCGCCGAAGCCGGACGCGTCTCGCCGGCGCACGTAGTTCACGACCAGCGACCGCCCGTTGACCACGACCAGCGACTCGGGCTTGAACGTGTCCGCCTGCGACAGGTCGCAGAAGAACTTGGTCCGCGCCACAAGCTCTTCGCCGCTGGCGGTCTGCTCGCGGACCACGCCGTCGTCGAGGAAGCCGTAGACCGTCCGGGTGGGCGAGTAGACGTCGCCTTTGGCGCCCGCGCCTTGGAACGTGGACACGTCAGCGGGCATCGTGAAGAACCGCTGGATGCTCACGACGGACGGAGCCCCTCGGCGAGCGGCACGCCGTTGAGCCAGGTGACGTTCTGGTCCCATGGCGCCATGCCGTCGCCCGCGTCGGCGGGTGTCGGGTCGATGGTGAACGCGCCGGTGCGGCCGGCCATGCGCCGAATCGCGGCGATGTCGGACTTGGACAGGTACAGCCCGCCGACGCCAGAGGCGGCATTGGGTGCCCCGTAGGAGATCTGGGCCGAGCCGATGCCGGCCTGGTGCGCGGACGTGATGTTGGTGTAGGCCCGGCCTGCCGCCGCCAGGATGCGACCCTTGGCGGCGGCGGGTAGCGGCGACACGATGGACTCGGCCTCGCCCTGCACCAGGGCGATGAGCAGGGTGGCCCGCTCGAGGTCGATGTCCGCGAGTGCCAGGTAGACGCCGAGCTCGTCGGGGTACGCGATGGGGGTGCTCATGCTCGCCTCCTCGGCGTCTACCTGGCGGGTGGGGTCAGAACGCGGCCGTGCCCTTGGTGTAGAGCACGAACGCGTCGCCGGAGCCGACGACGAACCCGTAGTAGGCCTCGACGAGCAGCAGCGTCAGGTTCTCCTGGAACGCGGAGTGCCAGTTGGTCCCGTCGAAGTAGTTCGCCTCGTTGGAGACCTTGATGCTGATGTCCATGCCGACGCCGTAGGCGCACTGGGACCAGTCGCCACCGACACCTCGCAGGAGCGAGTCGGTGCCGCCGGCACCCGTCGCGGCGACGGTCGCCTTGGCGGTGGCAGCGGTGCCACCGGTCAGGTTCGACTGGTTCACCGTGAACGGCGCGGCAGGCGCGGCAACGTTCGAGGCGGGGGCCGGGAACGTGATGGTGTACGGGCCGCCAGCGGCACCGGAGACCGTGACGGTGGCGTAGACGCCGCCCCACGCCTGGATGGCCGTCTGCACCGTGGACGCCGCGGCGTTGTAGGCGATGTCGGCGGAGTTGCCACCCGAGGACAGCTTGAACGTGCCACCGGTGGGGGTGCCGTTGATGGTGACGGTCTGGGTGGCGTCACCTGCGCGCCAGTACTTCCCCGAGATGCCCTTGTTGAAGTACGCCGGGTAGCCGGCGAGCTGGCCGCCCCCGGGGCCGCTGGTGGCGGTCGAGTGGGCGTCGTTGAACAGGGGGCGACCCTGGGTGTCCGTCTGCAGGAGCGCGTCGACCTTGAACCGCGGGTCGGCGGCGATGCCGGTGAAGTCGAAGTTCTTGTCGACGACCTTGCCGACGCCGGTGACGATGTCGTTGTAGAGACCACCGTTGGCCTGCGTCGCGGTGCCCAGGGCCACCGAGGACGACGCGAGGGCGGTCAGGTTGTCGGCGAACGGGCCGGCGGCACCGGTGCGCAGCGACTTGCCGTTGATGGCGGCGTAGTCGAACGCGCGGGCGATGGCGGTCGGCAGGTCTTGGGCGAGCTGGTCGTAGAGGCCGGCAGGGTTGGTCATGACGACCTCCTGCGAGACCGGCACCAGCAGGGCGACCTTCTTGCCCGTCATGATCTTGACGCCCACGCCGACCTGCGAGGCGGGCTTGACGCCACCCTCGGCGACCCAGTCTGCGACCGGGACGTCCATGGTGACCGGGATGGCCGTGTTCGCGGACACGGACAGCGGCACCCTGCGGGCCAGCTGCATGACGGCGGACTCTTCCGTCGCCTTGGAGAAGATCGGGCCCGTGATGGTGGGCGGGAGGAGGGTGGAGTTGACAGCGTTGAGCTGGGTTGCCATTGCGGGCCCCTTCTAGGGCTAGTGGGCCTGGTTCAGGCCGCGGATGAGGGAGGCGAACTCCGTTGCGGGGGTGGCAGCGTGGCTGCCGTTCGCACCGGACGCCTGGGAGGGATCTGGGCGCGGAGCCCTGCGACCGGAGAAGGTCGCGTACTTGCTCTTCAGTGCGTTGATCGCGTCGTTGTCCACGTCGCCGTCATCGCTGACGAACCGTGCGAGGTTCAGGTCTTCGATGATGGATTCGGGGTCTTCGACGACTCCCGCGAGCGCGGCCTTGACCTCGGCACGGGCCATGCGCTGCATGGCAGCGTCAGCCTTCGCCTGCGCGGCGTTGAGGGCCTCCTGGGCCCGCTGGTCCGCGGTCTTGGACGCCTCGGAGAGGCGGTCGTACTCGGCGACCTTCGGCGCGGCTTCCGTGAGGCGGGTGCGGAGGTTCTTGGCCTCCGTGCGCGCCTTGGTGACCTCGCCGAGGATGACCTGACGACGCTCGTCGTCGAGGTCCGCGAGAAGATCCTCCAGGGACTTCTTCGCCTCAGTCTTCGGGGCGGTGGCGGCAGAGTCAGCAGGGGCCACTGCAGTGGGCTCCTGGGTGCTGCCGTCTGCGTTCTGGGTGGTGGTGTCGGACATTGCGTAGCCCTCCCGGGGCAGTTGTGGATTCCCGCGCCAGGGCGGGGGCTGCTACTTCGCGGTGCGAAGCGCGTTCCGCAGGCGCGCGAGCTGGCCCGTGCGCCATGCGGAGTCTTTGAGCCCTTCGGTGAGGGCAATCTGGTGCTCGATCTGAGCCTTGGTGAGGGCGTGTAGACCCTTGGCGGCACCCTTGGGGCCACCGTCCTTCGCGCCGGTCACTGGGCGACCTTCGACGGCCTGCCGGAAGGCGACGCGCGCGTCGTGGCCACCGCGACCCTTGGTGGACTCCTTCCACAGCCTGTCGAGCTCGCGCATTCGGTGCGAGGGCTCGTAGGCGGTGAAGACGGGCTCGACGTGGCAGCGGCAGTTGTCGTGCGACTTGAAGTCGGCCGACTGCTTCGATTTGTACGTCGCACCGCGCAGCGCGAGCATGATGCAGAACGAGCACGCGCCCTGCTCGGTGACCCGGACCCAGCCCTTCGCGGTGCGGTCGGTGTTCGTGGCGCCGATGATCGTGTCCCGGCCCTGGTCGAGCACCATCTGGGAGACCGCCTCCGCGACCTTCGACTGCGCCGCAGTGAGGGACTCTGCGGTGACCGGGCCGTAAAGGTCGGACGTGGCCCAGCCGATGGCGTCCTCGATGACGGAATCAGCAGGCGTAGGAGCGAGCCGCAGCGACGGGGCGGGGCCCGCGATGCCGGCAGCGACCCGCTCGGCCTTGTAGTAGTCCACCGCGGCCGCCGCAGAGGCGGCGCCATACCGGGCCACGATGGCCTTCACTGCGGCAAGGAACCGCGGCAGTGTGCCTCGGATGTTGTGCGCATCCAATAGCGGCCACGCCTCGCGCAGCACCGCGGGGATCAAGGAGACCAGCGCCTCCTGCCCGATCTGGTGCTCCTCAGCCAGCGACGGGGTTGCCATCGGGCGCCTTCGGCGTGGCCGCCATCGCGCCGGGGTTTTCGGCGTCCTTGACGATGGTCGTGTCGACTCTCAACGCCTTCGCGGACAGGCTCGAGGCGATCTCCTTGAGCATCGCCTGCCCCTGGTCGGCCTGTCGGTCGGCCTCGATGCGCTGGCGCTCCACAGCCGTGTAGCCCAGCTTCTCGCCGGTCACGTCCGAGGTGGCTGGCAGGTAGCCGGACTGGATCTGCTTGAAGATGGCATCGGTCGTCGCAGCCGGCGTCGGGGTCGCGGTGTCAGCCCAGACGGTGGTGATCGAGTCGGCGTTCGGCGGCAGGGAGCCGTCGCGCACCAGCAGGGCCAGCTTCATGACGTCGCGCCACGACTCGCCGAACATGCGGGTCTTGCGGTCCGCCTTCAGCTTCAGCCGCATCTCCGTGGAGCGGATCGCGTCGGCGGACGCGGGGTTGTCGGTGGTGTACCCGAGGACGTGCGGGGGCAGGCCGGTGATCGACGAGATGATCTTGGCGTACATGTCGATGACCTTGGTGAAGGTCGACGGATCGTAGGGGGTGAACTGGCCGACGGTGGGGTTGTTGCCGTTCTCGTCGGACTCCAGCGCGAGGATGCGCCCGATGTAGGTGTCCCAGCCAGACTTGGGGGTGCCGTCGGCGTTCTGGAAGTCCGTCTCGGACGCGCCCAAGATGTAGCGCTGCGGTGCGGAGTAGAACTCGCGCGCCACCTCCAGCCCCTGGAGGGTGCGGCACGCCGCGTCCGTGATGGACATGATCTCCGGGGTGATCTCCGACGAGCCGTCGCGCATGTACGAGCGCGGCCGGTTGGCGATGCGCACCAGCGCGATCTGCCCCAAGCGGTGCTGGTCGCGGTCGTAGGCGACCCAGGTGCCATTGACTCGTTCGCAGTGGACCGTCTCGTCGGGCAGGTAGAGCGTCGCCAACTGCTGCCCCGGCGTGCCGTACAGGCGCACCGCGGCAGTCATGCGACGGGTCCGCGCATCCCACTCGCAGGCGATGTCCAGAGGGGACTCGACGGTGATGAGCGGCATGTCCGAGCTGTCGCCGGAGCCGACTGCGGCCCATCCGTCGCCGAAAACGAGCGCATCGATGTGCGCCATCTGCGACTCGTTGTCGAGGCTGTTGGACTGCCACATCGCCTGCAGGTCCATGTCGACGTCGGTGGAGTCGTTGAACCGGAACCCCTCGACGTTGAGGCGCTCGTCGAGGGCGTCGACGCACACTCGCGGCCAGCCGAGGGCGACGTGCAGCTGGCGCATCTGCGGCGGGATCGAGATCCCGAGGTCTTGGATCTTGACGGTGCCGCGGTAGTAGGCGTCGCGCAGCTGCAGCCCGAACTTCTTCGAGTCGACCTGCTGCGCGAGCCGTGCGAGGGTCGCCTGCTCGTCGTCTGACAGGTCCACAGATGGGAGTGCCAGAGCCACGGCCGCGGGGGGGCCGTAGGACGTGACGCCAAACGTGACGTCGGCGCGGTTCATGTCGGGCAGGGGAGTCGACAACGAGCACCCCTCTCAGATGGTCAGTCCATGACGATGACGCGCCCTTTGCCCGGGGCGCCGGTCTTGATGCTCAGTAGGTAGATGCGGCGCAGCATGCGCGCCCCGATGAGGCAGACGGCCAGGTCGATCTTGTGGCGTGACTCGCGGTTGTCCTTGCGGATCGACACCCCGTACTTGCCTGGCGCCCGCTTCGCGTTGCGGAGGTGCTCCACCAGCCAGGACGACTCCGCGAAGGTCACCTCGCCGGCCTCGAGCTCTGCGAGGGTCTGATCGCAGGCCTCGACAAACGTCTTCTGGTTCGTCTCGAGGGCCATGTCGAAGGCGACAGCGTGGGCGCGGTTGCCGTTCTTGACTGGGTGGCACTTGAGCTTGCGCCCGTAGCGGGCGGACCATTCGTCCACCAGCGGCCACCAGAACCGGTTGTCGCCCTCCGCGTCGTCATCCTTGGCGTGGGAGGGGTCGAACCAGAACGCCACGACCTTGTACGTCTCGAACGCCTTGATGACCTTCAGGTCCAGCGCCCCGCGGTCGACGACCCGGCCCCTCTTGGGCTGCTCGACGTGCAGCACCTGAGCGAGGCCGTCTTCCACCCGCACAGCCACGAGGCCGGTCGCGTCGTCGGACTTCGACCCGTCGCCGAACAGGACCACCCGGTCACCCTCGGATAGCGTCTCCGGCCGCTTGGCCAGGTCGATGTCCTTCGGGTCGGCCCATGCGTCCTCAGCGGCCGTGATCTGGTTGTACCACTTGCGCCGGGACTCGCTCGCAGGGTTCGAGGGGTTCAGGATCGACTTGACGATGCGCCCACTGGGGCGGGTGTCGAGCCAGATCGAGTCACCCGCGATGGACCGGACCACCTCGGGCGCCGCGTCGGCGCTCAAGGGCGCTTCCGGGGGAGCCTCGAGCGAGTCGTACAGCAGGCCGAAGTCCATCGAGCGCGGCGGCTGGCAGTCCAGGCAGTCGACCCAGTCCTGCCGGCCCGCGTGGACCTTGCAGTGGGTGCCCACGGTGGCGTTGTACGCCTCCCGCACCCGCCGCCCCACCGAGTCCTCGCCGGGGCGGTATGCGTTGCACAGGTCGAGCATCCTCGCCGCGCCGTCCTCGGACTTCGCGGCGTTTCCCTCGATCGCGCCGGCCATCTCGTGCCCACCGTTGGAGGTGAGCCAGTTCTGGGTCTCGTTGCGGATGATCGTCGTCGGACGACCACCCTCGATCGCGCGGACCGACGCCGTCGCGGCTTCTATCTGCGCCGTGTCGCCCTTGGCCCACACGTTCAGCTTGCCGATCTGCACGCCGTACTTGCGACGCGTCTCGGCGGGGATCAGCGACGGGAACAGCTTCATCGTGTTCTGCGTCTGGACCTGCGACACCGCGAGGATCTGCACCCACGGGTTCGGTCGCTCCATGCCCACCGGCACGTCGCCATCCCAGTGCGAGAAGACGGCATCCTCGGAGCAGATGTCCACCGCCGCGACAGTGGAGCCGATCGGATCCTTGCCGTGGCCCTTGAGCCGCTGCAGCACCGCCGAGTGGAACTCGAACCGGCCGGCGTCGTCCAGCGACCAGTACCACAGCAGGAACCGGGCCTGCTCGAGCGTGTACGTCCACGGGCCACCCTTGGGCGCCCGAAGATTCAGCCCAGCCCACGCCAGGTTTCGCCACCCAAGCGATGCCTGTGGCAGGACCCAGCCGTTCTCGTACTGCCACGTCGGGCCGATCCTGACCGGCTCCCACATGAGGTCAGTAGGGGGCGCCGAGCGCTCAAACTGGTCTTCGTACCACGCGATGACCTCGCGGTACTCGGCGTCCTTGGGCCGGACCTGAGACGCAGCCGAAAGGCTACGCGCCACGGCCGCGAGCGGCGCCAGGAGCCCACGACGCCGTCGCGGCCTCGCGGTTCTGGTTCGTCGCCGCACCCGACTCGTCGTCGGGAAGCTTCAGCCCGGCCAGTAGGGACGCCAGTGACGCGCGCTGCGTGCGGAGCTCGCCGATCAGGGGGTGGATGACCTCCTGACCCATGCTGCCCTTGGACACCATCGGGAAGTCCGAGTCGCGCCATGCCGTTTCGAGCCGGGCGATCACGTCAGCAGTGGCGCACGCCGCGGAAAGACGAGCGATCTCGTCCGGGCGAAGCTCGTACTTCGCCGCGATCGAGGACCACAGCGCCGTGCCAGCGTCGTTCAGGTCCTTCGGGGGCTTGACTGCGGACATGGCGGCCTCCTGGGCCTAGTGGACTGCCGCCAGGGCAGTCGTGGTGATGCGAAAAAACGAGGTCGGGGCGCACGCAGGGTCGGAGTTGCTAACCCGCATCGCCCGCGCACCCTGGGGGCGGGGGGGCATCCCCCCACCTGCCGCCGGCGTCGCGCTCAGCCGAGTCGACCAGGGTGAGGCTCGTCTGGCCGACGCCTCACGGCTTCACGTCTTGCGTTGCTTCGAGCTCGGCCTCGAGCGGCCTCAGCCTTGGTCTTGTCTGCGTGGCAGTCGCGGCCACAGGTGGGGCATGCCGTGCCGTGGGCTGGTGCCAGGTTGGACGCGTCGTGGACGCTGAGGTCGGTGCGCGTCCACTCGGACCACGAGGTGACGTGGTCCACCTCGGTCGCCCCGTCGTGGCCGCACAGGTGGCAGATGTAGCCGTGGTACTCGAGCACCCGGCGTTGCTTGTGGGGGTTGAGGTACTCGGAGGGCGGCCGGCGCTTGCTCTCCCACGCCATCGTGACTCCATCGTTGGCTAGGGTGCGCCAGCCTGGGTGCTCGTTCGCCAACGGTTCAGTCGCGTCGGGCAGGGTCGTCAGCCACAGCAGGCTCTCAGCCAGGGACGGGACTGGGGCGTGGCGTCCGCATGTCGGGCAGTGCCAGGGCGAGGTAGGCGTCGAGGTCTTCGTCGACCTTGGCGAGCGCGTCACGCCGGCAGGCGGAGCGGGGGCCGCAGCGCGCGTGCTGCTGCGCGGTGGAGGAGTCGAGGCGGAAGAGGGCGCGGACGTCCGAGGCGGTGAAGGCATCCATCGAGCCCCTCCTGCACGACGCTGGGATAAGGCCGAGCGGGGCGGTCGGTGATACCCGCTTGGGTCCTACTGGCCCCGCTCGCGCTATCTAGTTGTGCTCGCGCACCTAGCCGGGGGTTCAGTGGCGCCCACCACGATGTAGTGCCCGGCTCGATGTGTTCGGTGCGCGGCGCTCGACCACCGTGGCTCGCGGGCTAGACGCGCCTCTGTTGGGGGCCGAACATGAGCCTCACCCGGTGCCCGCGCTGACCGCTCGCAGCGGTGAGGTGGCGCCGGGTCGGTCGGGTGAGGGGTATGCAGAAGAGCCCCGGCCGTGTGGCTCGGGGCTCTTTGGAGACAGTTCCTCCGTCTGCATCCAACGGTATCGGCACTATCTCTCGACGTCAACAATCTCGACGCGGTCGGCGATTCGTGGCGGGCCGTGCTGCTCGACCACCGCGGCGATGTGATCCTGCAGGTCGGTGGCGGGGCGGAACTTCTCCCACCGACCCCGACGCAGATGCTTGAACTGCAGGTGCCGCTCGCGTTCGAGGGTGCGGCCGCCCGGCTCCATGGCCAGGACGGCGTCAAAGCCGATCCGCAGCGCGATGAGGCGGTCCTTCATGTTGTTCGTGTAGCCGATCTTGACCATGCCGTCGGGCTCGAGGACGTAGTAGACGACCGAGTGGGCGTCCCGCCCGATCCTGAGCCGCCGTCGCGCCTCCTCGACCCGGTCCTCGGCGCCCTCATCCATCCGAGCGAAGGACTCCTGCATCAGCCCTTGGACGAACTGGTGGGCCTGCAGGAGGTGGCGACGGCAGATGGGGAACGGCGTCAGCGGCACCGAGGTTCGCCCGCAGAAGGACAGGTCGCCCATCAGGGCCGTGCAGGTGTGGCTATCGTTGTCCACGTCGACTCCTTGCTAGTCGGCCAGGCCCCGGGAGCGTTGGCGCGCTCGCCGGGGCTACCTCTGGATTCTATCCGGGGGCACCGACAGCCCGACGCCTCCCGGACGGGGACTCGGAGACCAGTCGCATGACGTCGCCCACGCGGTAGAGCGGACGGTCTCGGAAGTCCCGGCCGTGGGGCATGAGCATCCCGTCGCTGTGCCAGTTGTCGATGCGCTTGCGGGTTACCTCCATGCCGTAGACGGTGAGCGCCCGGGCGATGTCGGTGGACCGTTCGAGCCGGTCCTCCAGCGTCTTGAGCAGCCACTCGCGACGCTCGCGCATGGGGTAGACGAGGTGGCAGGGCCGGCACTCGGCCGTCTCGGCACCCTCGGCGGCGTAGACGTCGCGCCGGCACACGTCGCACGGTCCCGCGTAGACGGTGGGGGGCTTGACGTCGATCGCCACGTCCACCAGGGCGGCGATGTGCTCCAGCTCGTCGAAGGCTTGCGTGGCGTCGGGGTGGCGTGCGAGCCACGAGGCGCTGTCGGCGACGTAGCGCAGGGCGTCGGCGGTGGTGGTCATGCGGCACGCTCCACCCACACCGCGAGGCGGGCGCATTCCATGCCGAGCGCTCGCGCGACGTTCACTTCCAGCGTCGCGCCGCGTGACGCCTCCCAGTGCGGCAGGAGGGCGATCGCATCGGCGTCGAGGACCATGCGCAGCGCGTGTCGCATGTACCAGTCCCAGTCCTGCGGCTGGCCCGGGGTGGGGTTGCGCCCCTCGACGTCGACCGGGTTGAGGACCTGATAGCCGAGGCCGCGGAGCGTGGCCGCTGCTGCGTTGAAGGCGGGGTAGTTGAACTCGGGCAGCCCAGTCATCGGGCCTGCGACGTAGACGGTGGTGCGCTGGTCGCGCTCGCTGGCGGTCATGCTTTCTCCTTCGCGGGGTGGGTTCGGCCGCAGCCGCAGAACTCGATGGGCAGCCAGGAGAAGTCGCACAGCGTCTCCCGGTCGGCGGGGACCATGTGCAGGACGGGGCGGCGCTGGACGAGGACCCGGGTCGGGTCCGCTCGCAGGGACGTCGGTGCGGTCGGTGGCGGGACGGGGCGGCCGG